TACGAGATAGCGTAGCGTCTCGTGGGCTCGGAGATGTGTATAAGAGACAGAAAACGTTCCGTACAAGTAAAAGCTAAAGCTACTGGTGTAAAACCAGAGGCATTTGATAATTCCAATACGGTAAAAGTAAATTCTAACCCAGTACCAACTCGCACTTCACCATCGCTATCTCAAGACGGTCGACTAGGCGGAGCACACGCTGGCGGTCAGGGCATTAGTGAAGAAGAAATGTTTGCAGGAAAAGGTCCATCAAAGCTTGGTGGTCTTGGCGCTCTTGGCGCTCGTATTGTACGTGCCACTGAAGGCGAAGTCCCACTACCTTAAGGATTACTAAGTGTTAACTATTCCACAAGTTGTCTCACGTGTACAGGCATTGCGTTATCGCAATACCTCCCGTGACATGCGTAACGGTGACGTCCAAATGGTACGTCAGGGTAAGATCTCACAGGTCTACCCTAACTTCTTCCCAGATGGTATTGACCAGAACGTAGTCGCCAACTTCATTGACGTTGTCGCACGTGACCTTGCGGAAATGATTGCACCACTGCCAGCTATCAACTGCTCGGCTGTTAACCAAACCTCAGACCGTGCCCGTACGTTTGCAGACAAGCGTACCCGCATAGCGTCTAATTACTTCCGTCATTCAGAGATGGAAGTCAACATGTTCAATGGTGCTGACATGTTCGTTACATATGGATTCCTCCCCTTCATTATTGAATTGGACGAGGAAGCAAAGCTGCCACGCATACGCCTAGAAAATCCTGTCGGAGCTTATCCGGAATTTGATCGCTACGGACGTTGCATAGCCTTTGTCAAGCGTTACTCAATGACGCTAGGAGAACTGGTCGCACAGTTCCCTGATTACGAACGCCAGATCCTTGGACCTGAGGGGTACAAGCAAGACCTTAATGGCATGATCGAAATGATCCGCTATTACGATAAAGATCAAAGCGTTCTTTACTTACCATCTCGTACGAACTTTGTACTCAGCCAAGCACCTAACCCACTGGGTAAGATGATGGTTGTTATTGCAAAGCGTCCAAGCCCTGATGGTGAGCTACGTGGGCAGTTCGATGATGTGCTAGGCATTCAGTTGCTACGCAACCGATTTGCTCTGATGGCTATGGAAGCCGCAGAGAAGTCCGTTCAAGCACCAATCGTTCTACCTAACGATGTACAAGAATTGCAGCTTGGTGGAGATGCGGTTATCCGCACAGCCAATCCAGCCGGTGTACGCCGTGTTGCTTTGGAAATCCCACAAGGTGCATTCAATGAACAACAAATCCTTAATGATGAATTACGTGTAGGTGCTCGTTACCCTGAATCACGTACAGGAAACATGAAGGCTTCTATTGTTACTGGTGCCGGAGTCGAAGCCCTAATGGGCGCCTTCGATAGCCAGATTAAATCTGCACAAGCGATCTTTACAACAGCGTTACGGGACGTCATTTCGCTTTGCTTCGAAGTAGATGAGAAGATATTCAATGTCGAGAAAACTGTTCGTGGTACCGATGCAGGTTCTCCTTATGCCATCACCTATACTCCATCGAAGGATATTAAGGGCGATTACTCAGCGGACGTGCGGTACGGCATGCTGGCTGGTCTCAACCCGGCGCAGGGATTAATCTTCATGCTTCAAGCCCTTGGCGGCAAACTAATCTCCAAGGACATGGCAATGAGAGAAATGCCTTTCAATGTCAACGTTACATTAGAACAAGAAAAGATTGAAACCGAAGACCTACGCTCATCATTGATGGGTGCTCTTCAAGCTTATACACAAGCCATTCCAAAAATGGCAGCACAGGGACAAGATCCATCAGAGATTATTCAAAGAATCGCTCAGGTTATTAAAGAGCGCCAACGTGGAAAAGTACTCGAAGATATTATCGAGGAAGTTTTCACACCTAAGAATCCTCCTGCTGGGGCTCAACAATCGGTTGAGCAACCCGTCCCCTCTGCTCCCGGAGCTCCAGTAGGAGGCGCTCCTTCAGGTTCACCTATGGGTGAAGTAGGAAGTGGTAACCCAGAAGGTCCTCCATTTCGTGGACCGGGTGTAGAAACACAACGACCAGAGTTACAAAGTATTTTAGCAAGTCTTAATGCGTCAGGAAAAGCAAACGGTAGTGTGAGAACCATTTCACGTCGAACAGTCGGATAGGAGTAATCATGGCAGCCCCAAGAAAAAGAACAACAAAGCCAAGAACGGTTGCCGATGAATCCTATAGCCCGCTAGAAATGTACTGTATTTGGTTGCATGAATACAAAAAAGCTTTACGCAAAGCAGGCTTTACTAATGACGATGCACTGTGGCTTGTGGCTACAAAAGAATCTTTCCCTGATTGGGTGAGCTACAAAGCTCCCACTGAAAAAGACATTCAGAATTTATTAGATGAGGACGAAGACTAATGGCAGGACAACAAGGCGGATACCGTCAGCCAGCTAATCCAGCTCCTGTATCAGGACCCGGACCTCTTTCAGAACGTACAGATGGCGGAGCTATCGACGGTATGCAACCAGCACAAACTCAAGCACCTAAGTACATGCCCGGATTAGGGTACGGAAAAGGCGGAGAAAACATGGCTAATCAACAAGCCGCTCCTTTAGCTGGTTCACCTACTCCACAACAAGCCGTTCCTGCGATACCTCTTAACGCCCCTACGATGCGCCCTGAAGAGCCTGTCACTGCTGGTGCAGACTTTGGTCCCGGACCCGGGCGTGAGTCCGTTCAGCTGCCTAACATGGCTGTTTCACCATCACACACTATTCGCACCCTTGCTCAAAATGACCCAACAGGAGATGCAGAACTACTATACAAAGCGCTATTAGCTAGAGGTTTGTAATGGATTTAACTCCTCCAACTACTCCATTAGGTTTGGCTACTTCACGTCCTACAAAGTTGAACCCAGACATGGCTACAACCATGCCATCTTTATATGCTGCTGCATCAATGTCTGGTCTTAATGATCAACAGCAGATTATGATGAATCAAATTCATGGTACCGCTCAAACTTATAAATCTCTTAGTGCTTTGCCTTTACAAGAAGCAAAAGATAGTTATAAAAAACTAGGTTCTGCAGCGCAATCAATGATTAAAGACATGTATGGCAAAGTTCCTTTTACTAACACAGACAACATGTTTACTCAAGTAGTTAAGACTGCAGCCAGTGCTGCACTTGGAACTGTTAAAACTCCTATTGTTGCTTTGTTTCGTACAGCTGGTCTTGAAGGTCAGCTTATCAATGCTCCTTACCAATTTGCTCGCGAGCTAACACAAGGCGAAAGCGCTTGGAACCTTAACACATATAGAAAAGCTTGGACAGGTAAAGGTATTTATGACGAAGGTACTCTTAAAAACCTTAAAGCAACATATGGAAATGCTGCTGCTTTTGTAGCACAAGGTATCCTTGAGGGCAAAAAGCCCGGTGAAATTCTTGATGACTATGGCAAGGTAGATGGAGACATCTATAAAGCACTTGCTGATATGTATAGTAATTCCAAAGAATTCAACAACATGATGGATGAGTTTGCTGGATCTCAAGTATCTCTTGGTCGTGATGCTGGACGTGTACTTATGCATGTTCCTCCAACCGACACACACTTTTATACAACCAATAAATGGAAAGTATCTACAGGCGCTATTGACGCTTTCTATGAGATTGCCCATGATCCACTAACCTATGTTGGTGGTATAGGTCTAGGTATACGTGGTCTTAAACTTGCAGAACGTGGAGCAGAAGCTGCTACCCGTGCTGCACATTTATCTGAATCTTTACTTACTAATCCAATTATTCGTTCACAGAACGCTGATAAGATATTCAAGCCGGGAACACAAATTTATGATTCTTGGGAAAACAATTTTGGTCCGCTAATTAAGCGATATGGCGAAGCTTCTAGAAATAAAAACTCGGATGCTGCTGCATCTGTTATGCAAGACATCCGTCTTAATGCACCAGAAATTAACAATCGTGGTTTCCTTAAGTTATTAGACGAAGCTAAAGTGTACGATGCTGAAGGTGCTAAGAAATTTGCTAAGACTATGCGAGGTGCTCAAGAACTTCACATGGGTGAAGTAGATGGACCTACTGGATTACGTATGGGCATCCCTGTTGCTCGCCGTGAACGCCACATGACTTCTGGATTTAACAGAGTTATTGGTGATTACTTTAATGGCGGAGTTACTGATGCAGAAATTGACGCCCTTGGAGGCGGAACTAAAGTCTTTGATTCTTTTGCTAACATAGGTCGCGCACTAGATCCAGTAACGGGTAAGCCATCATACGTTGATGATCCATTGTTGGATAGCTTAACAGAACAAATGAACATGCGTCGTCGTATTGCACGTCTTGCACAAACACATCCGGGCTTTAATGACCTTGGAGTGACAGATGAAACAGCAGAAAAGTCAGTAGAAACAGTAAAACAATACCTACGCTTGTCTGGAATGCCGCGTTATGCAGCTAACAAGACTGCTGAAGCATATAGATTTGCAAATCCAGTAGACAGAACTACCTTTATACGTGGTTTATATGCACGAATGATGAATCAGATGGGTGTTCCTGAGGATATTCGCAACGCAATTCTTGAACGCAAGTTTGCTGACAGCACAACTTTTGCTAATGCAAAGGATTTACGTATTGCCCCACAACATGTAGATGCTTGGATTCAAACTTCACCACTAGAACATGCCCCTGTTGAAGGGGTTGACTCACTTTACAAAGTCTCAACCAATGGTCCACTGCATGCTTTTCAAGGAAAGCCAACAATCGGTGGTCTTGATTTTATGGGAGAAGAATTAGCCCCATATGGATTTAACTTTTCTAAAAATTCAGTTTCTTGGATTGCAAATAATCTTATTGGAGGAGCTGCTCGTTGGAGCGCCGTCCGTAAAGTAACAAATGCTTGGGCTACTGGAGCCATTGCTCCACGTATGGGTGTTCGCGGTACTATTGAGCAGAACATTATGCATGCTCTTACTATGCCCGCAGCAAATCTTTTGGGTTATTTTAAGGGACGTGCTCTCAACAAGGCAGCTATTGGCTATACAGGTAGAACTGAAGCAATTCCTTTTATGTCTCGTGTTGGTCGTCAAGCACTTGGCAAGCTTCCGGGTATTCAAAAGAAGTTTGGTATAGACTTAGGTAACTGGGTTCCTGAAAAAAGCATTTATCAACAAATAAACGGCAAAGAAATGAAGATTCTTCAAGGTCGTATGGACAAAGGTCTTGTTAATGGACAAGAAGTTTGGACTGCAGCACAAAATGATGACATCATTCATTCTATTGCAGCAAGAATTGATAAGCTAGCAGGGCATGATCCAGAGACTGCAGCTATATTTGAAAAGTTTTTAACGCACCCAACAGCATCTGCTGCTGCTGCTACCAATTCGGTCATGGCTCGTAGTGTTATACACATGGGTATGAAGGGTGGGGAGTTAGACCAGCCTATTCTTAGCGAAGAAGGCGTTGCTCGCCTACTTAAAGAGATGGACTATGTAGCTACAGGTGAGTGGAAGTTTGTTAATCCTAAAGAATTAGCAGGAGCCATTAACAATGTTGGCTTATCTCACGCTCATTACCGTGCGTGGGCACCTATGTTTCAACGCTTTAACCAATTAGATGGCTTTCACTTTGGTGAAAACTTTATCCGTCACAATGCTCTACGTACAGCACAAGATTTTGCCAATGCTAGAGGCGCTATCCTTGCCAAGTTTGGCGTAGATCCTAAGACTCTTAAGGTTTTAGATCAAGAAAAGCTAGATAAGTACCTTAACTTCTCTATGCAGGTAGCCCGTGATGAATCTGCAAACGGTTT